TAAGCATCGTCGATACTGCTCTCAGCAAGGTGGTGGGAGAGGTCACATACCTGTCAGAAAATGCCCTGACGGTGACCTTCTCACACTCTTTCGCTGGAAAGGCGTATCTTTCTTAGGAGCAATTCTGGAGGTAAAAAGACATGAAATTCGTAACAAACTTAAATCTTAATCAGAACGAACTCCAGAACGGTAAGTTCCAGGTTGTCGCTTCTGACCCAAGTACAAATAATTTTGAAGGTCGTCTCATTTACAACTCGACCGAAAAAACAATTAAATATTTTGATGGGACCGCTTGGAAAAAAGCAATTGTTTCTGCTTCTTCTGTTGGTAGTGCTTCTGCCGCAATTACCATCAACGAAACAAATGGCGTTATTTCAATTGAGCCAAATCTTGCTTCCAGTTCACAGCCTGGAGTTATGTCTGCTGCGGACAAGTCAAAGTTGGACGACGCATCTTCTTCGGACGGTGCAAACACACTTGTCAAGAGAGATGGTAATGGTCGGTTCCAAGTTGCAGAACCTTCAAACCCTCTTGATGCAGCAAACAAAGCATATGTTGATGCTGCACGTAGTGGTCTAGACGTCAAAGAATCAGTTCATGTTGCAACAACTGGTCCAATCAATCTTGCCACAGACCTAAATACTGGGGACGTAATCGATGGTCACACACTTGAGACTGGTGACCGAGTTCTTGTAAAAAATCAAGTAACTGGTTCAGAGAACGGTATTTATGTTGTCTCTGCATCAGGCACAGCGCAACGTTCGCTAGATGCTGACACAAATGCCGAAGTAACTTCAGGTCTTTTCACTTTTGTTACAAATGGTACTTCATATGGGGATACCGGTTGGGTGCTCGCAACTGACAACCCAATTACTTTGGGGACCACATCTCTATCGTTTGTTCAATTCTCCGGTGCGGGAACAATTACTGCTGGTGAAGGTCTTGAAAAAGTTGGTTCGACATTAAATGTAATCACCGCAAGTGCCAGTCTTGAAATAAGTGATAATCGACTGCGAATTGCTTCTGGTGCTGCAGGTAACGGTCTTGCTTGGAACGATGGCGTTCTTAGTGTAGCCCCACATATTAATGGTGGCTTAGAAATCTCAGGTGATGAACTTCAAATCAAGATTAATTCATCAGTTGATGGACTTGTTACATCAAGTGCTGGTCTTGCCTTAACTGGTGACATTGCTGGTGACGGTCTTACATTCACCAATGGTGTTCTAAGTCGCAACGTAATCGACCTTGCTCAGGGTTCGGATGACACGACCGGAACATTGCCGATTGACCAAGGTGGTACCGGACAAACATCTGCATCTGCTGCTCGTGACGCACTTGCGCTCACTTCTTCTTCTGGGGCGAACACAAGCACTCCAACTCTTGCTCGTATCGCCAACAAGGTTGTTGGTGATGGCGTAAATACTTCTTACACCGTAACGCACAACTTTGGTACGCGTGCTGTTGTTGTTCAGGTGTACGATTCTTCTAATTACGACACCGTTATTGCGGATGTTGAAAGGAGTACAACAGATAGCGTTGTAATTTCGTTCTCTGTGGCTCCATCATCAAACGCATACACAGTCGTTGTAACTGGATAAAAAACATTCATAGCATCTTGAGGGGTGCGAACAATAAGAAAACAGTTGAGGCTGGATTCGGATGACAAGATTTGTAGGAACCCCGCTACGCGGGATTGAGTTTAGTAGTGCAAGCGATGAGGCTATTTCGGCGCGCGTAAATCTTGATGCTCATCCTCGAATCCGAATTGATGCTGGGGGACGTCTTACTTGGGCGTCCGGCTCGGCTGCTGGGGATACAAATCTTTATCGGATTTCTGCAAATACCCTGTATACAGATGATGTATTCCAAGCGGCATTAGGGTTAATCACCCTCACGACAAATGGAACTCCAAGTTCTGTTTTGTCGGATGGCGCATTGGCTGTTGATACTACAAACAATAAGTTTTATTTTAGGTCAAGTTCCCAGTGGCAAGAAGTGTCCACAGGCGCTGGAGGCTTATTATCAGGTGATGTCGATGGTGGTATTCTCTCTCCTGAGATTCATGAAGCAGAAGTAACAAACTATGTAATGGTCGGATTTGACGGAGGTACGCTGTAATGGCTGGTGCAAGGATTCAACTTAAGCGCGCCACTGCTGCTTCGTGGGCTTCAAATAACCCTGTTCTTTACGCGGGTGAAATCGGTCTTGAAACTGATACTAATAAATTCAAGATTGGTGATGGCACTACTGCATTTAATTCGTTGTCGTATTTTAATGGCAACCTTACTGGTTCAAGCCTAAATGACCTTGCTGATGTAACAATTGTTTCTGCATCTAACGGAGACTTCCTTCGTTGGAACGGTACTGCATGGATTAATGATGCCGTAAATCTTTCTACTGACACTGTCGGCAATTATATGGTTGATGTTGCTGGAGGAACAGGCGTCACCATTACGCACACCCCTGGCGAAGGCTCAACTGCATCTGTTGCAATCGGTCAAGATGTCGCTACTACCGCTTCGGTTACTTTCGCTCACGTAAACGCTGATGTTACTGGTGATGTTCTTGGTGATGTTACAGGTAATGCGGACACAGCAACAACTCTTGAAACATCACGCGTTATTGAATTAAGTGGAGATGTCACTGGCTCTGTTTCTTTTGATGGTTCAACAAACGTAAATATTGTTACGACAGTTGTGACTGATGGCGTTGAACTTGGTGTGAATACAACTGGTAACTACATGGTTGATGTGGTTGCTGGCACTGGCGTAACTGTTACGCACACTCCAGGAGAAGGTTCAAGTGCGTCAGTAGCAATTGGTCAGGATGTTTCAACAACCGCATCAGTTACGTTTGACCAAATTACGGTCAATGGCCAGACAAATGTTGGTGGACATATTTTTCCAGATACGACAGAGACGTACGACCTCGGCTCTGCCGGTGCACGTTTTAGGGACATCTATCTTTCCGGAACAACCATTGACCTTGGCGGGGCACAAATCACAAGTGATGGGACAGATGTTTCATTCTCTGGTGGAATAAATGTTGGTGGAAGTGCAAATTTTGTTGGTGACCTCACGGGGAACGCCGATACAGCGACAACGCTTCAAACATCACGAGCAATTTCTCTTGCTGGAGATTTGAGTGGTTCAGTATCTTTTGACGGCTCAGCAGACGTAACAATCACCGCGACGGTAGAACCGAATTCGGTCGCGCTTGGGACAGATACAACCGGCAACTACGTCAATGATGTTGTCGCTGGTACTGGTGTAACCGTAACACACACTCCGGGAGAAGGCTCAAGTGCTTCCATTGCAATCGGACAAGATGTTTCGACTAGCGCAAGTGTTACATTTGCAAACCTTACAGTTTCTGGCGACCTCACGGTTAACGGAACTACTACAACACTTAATACAGAAAACCTTCTTGTTGAAGACAACATCATTGTTCTTAATTCAAATGTCACCGGCGTTCCATCTGGGAATGCAGGCATCGAAATTGAGCGTGGCGATTCAGAGAATGTGAGTATCCGTTGGAATGAAACAACGGACTCGTGGGAAATCACAGAAGATGGCTCGACATACCGAAATATTGCTGCAGGTCAAGATGTTCAAACATCTTCTTCGGTCACATTTGCACATGTCTCCGCCGATGTAACTGGCGACGTAACTGGTAATGCAGACACAGCCTCCACACTTGAGACTGCTCGCGCAATCTCACTCGCTGGCGACCTGTCTGGTTCGGTGTCATTTGATGGTTCGCAAGATGTAACCATTACCGCAACAGTCCAACCAAACTCAGTGGCGCTCGGTACAGATACGACAGGTAATTTCGTTGCTGATGTTGTTTCTGGAACAGCAATCACGGTTACTCACACACCCGGTGAAGCATCAAGTGCCTCAATTGCACTTAATGCATCTTTGAACGACCTTAACGATGTTGTTGTTGGTGTGCCAGAAGAATTCCAAGCCCTTGCTTACGATGGTGCTGGATGGGTTCCGACTTATGCACCTGTTGTCCCATATGTTCGCAACGCAGAAGCCACCACAATCACAACTGGAACTGCCGTTTATCTCTTTGGCGGTAACGGTGACCATGCATCTGTAAAGCGCGCAGACAACTCAAGCGATACAACATCGTCAAAGACCGTTGGTCTCATGGGTGCGTCCGTTGCATCAAACAACAATGGACCAGTAATCACACGTGGCTATGTTGACGGAATTAACCTTTCTGCTTACAGCGTCGGAGATATTCTTTGGCTTGGGTCAAATGGTGGTTTGACAACAACAAAACCAAGCGCTCCTGAACATTTGGTATTTATCGGCGTTGTTGTCCGCGCAACGAATAACGGCATTGTTTATGTTGCAACACAAAACGGCTATGAACTCGAAGAACTCCATGATGTAAAAGTCAGTAGCCTCGCCAATAAAGACGTACTGATGTGGAACAGCGCATCGTCTGTTTGGGTCAACGAGCAAATCAACCTTGGAACAGACACGGTTGGTAACTACGTTCAGAACCTTGTTGCAGGCACTGGCGTTACTCTTAGCAACAACTCTGGCGAAGGTGCAACTCCTACGGTTGCAATTGGACAAGATGTTTCAACAACTGCGTCGGTTGTCTTCTACAACATTGAAACAACACATGACTTGACGGTTGGCGGAAATCTTATTGTCAGCGGCTCTGTAGTCACCGAGAATCAGACATCACTTCAAATTGAT